AGCAGCGAGCCTAGCGGCGTACAATGAGATCTCTCGACCAACATCCCTTATCAACCCCGCAATTCTCTGCTGACGAAGATGTTTTTCTTGAGCAGCTAAGTATTGTTGCTGAGCTAACATGATATGACTATGCTGAGCATGGTTAATCTCCCCATGCTTCAACTGGTCCATGTATTCAAGTTGGAACCTATGCCTATCTAAAATTATTTGATTATCAATTTCCCTCATACCATCAGCAAAGGACTGGTACATATTCATAGTAGGCTGAAAGTTATCTACAATAGAACGAGTGAAATCTTGTTTCCTTTGTATCTCTAATTGTCTTTGAAGAGATTGAGAATATGCTTCATTAGCCTCAATTAATTGGCTCATGCTTTGATGTTGTTCTTGGAGTTGTATCAATCGACTCTCAGCTTGAATTTTTTCTTGACCTTCAAGCTCTTCATTCTGATCAATGTAGTCCTTCCATAAGGTTATTTGCTTTTGAACTGCATGCTTCTGATCAGAAAGTATTCTTATCTCATCTCTTTGCTGTTGCATCTGGGTCTGCATAGCATTAACCCCTTGTCTACGAGTAGAGACAATATGCCCCAGAATAGGTAATAACCGAGACCGAGCAGTCAACTCCCTCTCTAACAATTCAACTTCTTGGGTTTGAGCTTCAACCTGTCTAAGCTCTTGGGAACGTTGGATAGCCTCATTGCTGCTTTGTTGAGCTTCACTCACTTTATTAGTTATAAAAGCTAAATGAGCTCGAGAGAGTCGCATTGCATTCTCTTGTGCGAGTATATGCTCTTGGATCCTCCCTTGTGCCCTATTTGCTAAGATAACTTCATTTATATGTTTCGCTTCATCCTGTAATAACTTGATTCGTTCATTAAGGTCCCTAAGCTGCTTAGGTTGTAGGTGATCGCTTCTATGCTGTTTCTGTTGTTCGAGAGCTTGAATATTACTAACTATAGCCTCTCTTTCTCTCCTTAACCCACTAAGTACTCCCTCTTTTTCAACTTGATGCTCCTTCAGTCTCTGGTTATTCTCATTGACTGCTGCGTTAATTTCTGTATAAGCTTGACTAGAATCACGTTGAAGTCTATTGATATTATACTGTAACTGTAACAGCTGTCTTTGTTCTGTAAAGTCCTTAATTTGAAGGGCCCTCTCAGTCTCTGTATTAAATGATTCAACCGCTTTCTCTGCTTCTTCGTAAGCCCTATTCAAATTATGTATAGAAGCCTCTTGTTTTTTCTGTTGGTCTATAGTCTCTAACCTTTTCTTAAGCTCAGCATCCATTTCATCCATTATAGAGTTCATAGCATCTTCTTGCTTATTATAGTCAAGTAATACCTGCATAAACCCTTCCTGAGTACCTACTAGAGTTCGATTAAATCCATCCCAAGCCCCTTTAAAGTCTCCTAAAGCCATTTTTCTCCTCTCTAAAGCCCTCATAAATTCATTTTGAGTATTCTCTAGAGTAAGCCTTTGATGGTCTGTAAGTTCATGGTCTAAAGGAGCAAATACATCAGTCATTCGATGGTCCTGAGCCATCTTTCTAACATGTTCATTTAATTCTCTCCAATAATCCACCATCGCTTGAACATCAGAGGGATCTTGTGCGTCAGTAAGCCTGGTAGTCACCCCCTCAAGTCTATCTTGGATCTCTTCCAACCAGGGGATCCAAGCCTCTCTAGCAGGGTGTCCTTGAGCTCGGGTGATAATTTTAGTCATATTATCAAAAAGGTGACTAGCTGAGTTTTGGATACGTTTAACTATCTCCTCTTGTTGAACTGTGATATCCGATAAAAGCCCTTGTGCCACCTTTCCTTGTTCTTGGACCATTTGTTGGTTCTCTGAGATAACTCCCTCTCTCCTTAAAGCATAATCAGCTAGAATTGTTTGAGTAGTAGTTTCTTGCAGTTGAATGTGGTCATTAGCATTAGTTGATTGAAGCTGGCGGATATGCTGTTCCATATCCTCTATAATTTGCTTCCTCTCCCCTTGATAGGCTCTTTCATTCTCCCGTCTAATGTCACCTATCTGCTTCTCAATCATCATACGAGAAATAGCAGACCTATTAGTAATAGCCTCTATCTCATTATGATGTTCTCGGAGAAAATGCTCAAAATCCCTTTGTTGCTTACCTGAGTCATGAAGCTGTTGAACCCCATAATGGGATAACAAGCTAGTAATAGACTCATTAAATTTATCTTCTACATCAAATTCAACTTGTCTAATCTCTTGAATCCGTGCTAATCTCCTTTGAGCATAAGACTCCTGAAGATCAAGCAAGTCCTCAAGACGGGCTTTTTCCTCTTCATAGCGTTTAGCATAATGTTCTTGAACTGCCTCATTAGTTGCAGTTAAATGTAAGTCATAATATTTCTGTACTTTTTGATGATGATAGCTAATTTGCTGTTCTACTCTCTCCATCGCCTGAGTAGAAAAACCTAATACTGCCGATTCTTCTCTAGCAGCATCAGCCCTAAATTGAGTTCTAGCTATTTTACGATTTAGGCTGTCAAAAGATTTCTCCAGTCTCTCATTAGCCAGCCTCAATTCATCTGCCCTTTCCTTAGCTCCAGTTAACCTACCTATTAGCATTGTTAAAGCTTTGATAGCAACAAAAATAGCAGCAAGCTTAAGGAATGCGGCTAAAAGAGCTTTACCTGCAATAGCTAAGACTTTCATAGCCCCTCCCGCTGCTCGGACTGTTGCAGTTAAAGCAGTCATAGGGGCAATTAAGGCTTTGATTGACTTTAGCCAGGCAGTCTTTGCAGAAAGATTAGCTAATACGGCTTGAGTATTAGTATTAATAGCATGAGTTACTCCTGCATTAGCTGCTGATAAAGTATGGAGACTAGCCTGTTCTTTACTCAAAGCTACAACCCTTAGCTCTCCCGACTGTATCCCAGCCTTTAAAGCCGTATTATGCCTCATCACATCTATTCTATTTCTTTGATAGAGAATTCTGAGGTACTCCATCCCTGTTATTTTTTCGCCTGTTACAGCATTAGAGATCTCCATCGTTTTAATTTTAGCCCCTTCAGCAGCATTACTCTCTACTAGGCTAAAAGTATAACCTTTAACACTTTTTTGCATCTCATCCATAGCGTCTGCATGCTTAAGCATCCGCTTATTCAATATAGACTTAGCTATCATTACTTGAGCTAATATAATCAACCAATCTCCATATTGAAATATAAGACGTAAAATACCTCCTCCCGCTGCTCCGATAGCTGCTGTAACCTCTTTAAAGAATTTGGTAAGTCTAGCGGCCCATTTATCAATGTCAGACCCATGTAACTCCTGGAGACGGTTAAAGAAGTCTGCCGCACCTTTATTTGCATCAATCATAGCTTCAGTAAACTGGGTAAATATCGGCCTCAGAAGGTTACCGAAAGCCTCAGAGTTAGATTTAGCAGCTCCGCCCAGTGAGATGAGTTTACCTTCGTAAGTCTCTAAGAGGTCATTAGCATTTCCTGTAAATTTAGTGCTTTCTTGCATAATGGCATTATAGATAGCCATGTGTCTTTCTAATCCACTTATCTCAGCTGCTTGTTGACCTGTAGCATTAGCATGAGCTCTGACCATATCGGTCATCCGTTGACTAATGCCGATAGCTTGCAACCCCTGAGCTCTTTGATCTCGGAATGCCTCAGAAGCTCGAATAACTGCATCAGTCAGGTCCCTTTGACTTCTAGCATTAAATGCCGCAGCATCAGTAAATGTATAAAGAAGATTAGTAGCCTCTTGTACCCCCAATCCTGTTTGCATGATATTACGTAACGCAATAGCAGCTTCATCAGCATTCTGGAGACCTCTTGTTGCAAATATTCTAGTTATTCCTTCTAATTCTTTAAAATCTTGTCCCATAGAGATAGCGGTTCTTCTCAGACCTATCATCCCCTGATCTACTTCAATAATAGTGTCTCTTGCAGAGGACATTGCATTCCTTAATCCTCTAGTAGCAAACAGGACAACAAGAATCTGATTCCTTAAAGCACCCAAAGACCTACGGAGCCCCCAGAGAGCCTCGTCATTCTTCGAGATCCTTTGTCTCATTACATTCCATTCCTGGTTTTGTTCTTGAAGAGCACTAGTTACTTGACGAGCTGATCGATTTACTCCCTCTTTGGATTTATTAGCATTTTCAGCAGCTTTAGCTTTATCCCGCATCGCGGTATTAACTTTCTTCGTTGTCTCATCTAAGGACCTTAATACTCCGTCAAGTTCTTTTGTACGAACCGAAGCTTCCCCCGTCTCTTTATTAACTGCTACTAAGGCTTGACCTGATAATTCATTAAGAACCTTGCCTTCTTTTTCAAGTTTTCTGACTAAGACAGATTTTTCTTGAGTTAGCTTATTGATGGATTGCTCATATGCATCAACTTGAGCAGAATCTGCATGAAGAGTCTTTTGTACTTCTGCTATCTCTTTTTGGACATCCCTATTTCTGATTTGAGCCTGAGTAAGCTGTTCAGCCTTCTCGATAGCTTCACGCATAATCTGAGCTCGATCTTGTAAAACTTTTTTCTCTTGTTCTAATTTTTCAAGATTAACAGCTCCAGGAGCAGGTCGATCTCCCGTTTGATCTGAAAAATCAAGTGCTTGTTGAGCACTCTGGGATATTTGTTTTTGAGCCTTTTCAATCTCTGCTAAAGCTGCCCTTAATTGTTCAAGGCTAGCTTCGGCATTAGTAGCCCCCTCTTTTAAGGGTTTAAAAGTAGTACCCGCTGCCTCGCTCGCTCGAGCATAAAGACTTTTTAATTCTTCAAAAACTGTTTTTACTTTCTGAGCAGCTTCTTCTGCCTCTTTATTAGAAGTTTTACTAGCTTTAGCCCTTTCCCTGTTTAATTGAGTTAAAAGCTTCTCCTGTTTCTGAAGATCTCGGTGTACTTGCTTATAAGCATTGTTTGCTTGTTTCTCTTCATCAAGTTTCTTCAATAAAGCTTCTTTTCTCTGGATTAACCTATCAACTTCTTGTTGAGCCTCTTCAATCAACCTATTATTTTCGCGCTGTTTTTTATCAACCTCATTTACTTGTTTCCTAGCTTGAGTATATTCCCTTTGAGCTTGAGTTAATTGTTCAACTCTAGACATAGTATCTCGTATAACCTGAGACCTCTGGTCTAAAGCTTTCATCTCTTTCTCTATGTCCTGAATATTAATTGAAGAATCTACCCCTTTAGGCTGTTTAATCGGTTTACCTGCTGAATCTCGGAATTTCTGGGCAACTTGATCTAACTCATAATAAGATTTACCTATATCAGCTAAAGCTGTTTGTAATTGCTTCATTCCTACACTAGCATTTTTTGCATCTCCTTCAATTGGCTTAAGAGACTTACCTGCTGCTTTTTCTGCCTTACCGTATAACTCTTTTAACCTCTTAAAAGATTCCTCCAAATTCTTAGTAGCTTGAGAGCTCCGAGCTTCAGCATTAACCATAGCTTGGGCTCGTTGAGCCGTCATCTCCGATAGCTCTTTTTCTTGATTTTTAAGCTGTTTTTGAATCTGAGTATACTGTTTAGTTGTATTAGCTTCTCTATCAATAGTATTAATAAGTTCTTGTTTTGTCTGAGTAAGACGTTTGATTTCCTCCTCAACTGCACGGATTTTTTCGACATTATGCCCAACTGCTTTTTCCCCTTCAGCAACTCTTTGTTGAACTGCATCATAGCGCTCCTGGGCTTGAGTAAGCTGCTCTACCTTATTAATAGTCTCCTGGAGTATATTAGCTCTTTGAGATAAGGCATTCTGTTCCTGCTCAAGTTTACTAGTATCAACAGGTTCCCCTCTTTCAACAGGTTCAGCAGTAAATCGACCTAAAGCATCCCGATGTTGCTCAGCAGCTTGAGTTTTAGAGCGTATAGACTTCTCAATTTCAGATAAAGAGTCTTTTAGTTGCCTGATATTAACTTGAGCACTATCGGCACCTTCTCCCAAAGGAGCAAATGATCTTCTAGAAGCTTCACTTGCTTTTTCATATACAGACTTTAAAGCCTGAAATGAAGTCTGTACTTTTTCTGCTGCTTCTACACCTCTGCTTTCTGCAGCAGCCATTGTTTTAGATCTACTCTCTATTAACTCTCCGAGGGATTTTTGTTGAGCTTCAAGGGCTTCTTGAGTTTCTCGATACTTTTTTATAGCAACCCTAGCCCTTCCTGCTGCTTCCCTGAATCGATCAAAGTTCTTACCCGCATTCTCAGCAGCCCCCTCGATCTCCGTCAAACCCAAAGCAACGGCCTTGGCTTTAGATCCGTGTCTTCCGATAACTTGAGTAGCTTTATCTACGTCTTTAAGTCCTGCAACACTAATGTTGAGGAGCATATCCAGACGTCGGTCCATTCGTTCACTCATTATTCAATAGGGTATAGGGTTGCTAAAACAGAGTCATCATTAAAATTCATATTAGCAAAAAAATCGTTTATTCGAGACATAGCAAAATTCTGGTCTTCAGGAGGCATAGCTAAGAAGTCTCTACCCGGAACAGGGATAGATAAAGCAGTATGCTCCATATCAGTCTCAATAAACTTTAAAGTCCCAGGAGTGTATTCACGTTGATTGCTCGAAATAGCTCCCGGTAAATTATCATGATCAATCAAAAACCACCCCTTTTCTTCATGGAAAAATACGGGAAGTTCCCAATCTCTTCTCCTTAAGACTTCTTTAGCATAAGGAACGCCGGTAGAGCCAATTCTAAGGACATAAACTTCCCTCTGTCCTCCGTCCCCTGATTTAGTTGGACCAGGGCGCCTTTTAATACTATCTCTTAATCTACCCGAGGACACTAAAGCAGGGCCCTTAGGATCATCTCCCCTTGCTTTTCTTACTACCCGAGTTTTATCTCCAATAGGAGGAAAGGGGTGTTCCCCAAAATAGTTACTATTAAACCGGTTCCGAATTCGATTAATTAACTCAGGGGCAATCTGATCATACACGGTTGTTAGCTCCCCGATACCTTCCTTGAGGCGTCTTGCGGGAGACGTAAACTGCCTCATGGCTGCCATGGGGTCGTTTATTGTTTGACTACCAACTGTAAATTTGATTCCAGCTCTAGACATCTTGTTGGAAAGAGTTAGAATTTTGGGGAGATTGAGGCAATAGAGGCCTCTTGGGTTTTGAGGAACTCGAGGTTTTTTCTGAAAACTGTTTCTTCATCTTAGACATCCTTGCTCTTTCATAAGAAGCTTTTTCTGATTGGATAACCCGAAAAACTTCCATAAGAACAAGAGGCTGATCAAGTAATCCTCCTTCAAAAGGTAGAACCTTATATTCTCTACAAGAGAACTCCATCTCAAGTAAAAAATTATGGTGAGGGTCTACTAACGAAGTGGGACAAACTTCTTTAGGATAACTAAAATAAGAACGAAGTAATTCAAAGGGCGAAAGATGAGGGAATACGGCTTCTAGTATCTCGAGTTCCTCAAATATCCCTTTTTTATCAAGGGTCCTGCGGTCTTCTCCAACAACGTTGGGATTAAAATCCTCCGAGTCAAAGACTGGAACGTTAATAACGTGTTCATCTTGACCCGGAGGTTTTTCTAAAAAGCAATGACGTGTTTCATACAGCTTAGTAGCTATGCAGAAATCACAGTCATAAGTGTTCATCCTTTCCCTGCTTTCTTGCTTCCAGAGGCTGAAGTAGGTGAGGATTTGAAGTTTTTTTTAGCACCAGCTTTTAGTTGAGAAATGTTGCTAGCTGCATCAAATATCTCAATCAGAATGTCAGCTGCAAGGTCATTACAGACACTAACTAAGGTAGCTTCATCTGTAATCTCTTCAATTACCCCCCTCTGTTCAAGCTCAGGGTAATTATCCGAAAATTCAAAATTCTCAACTTTAATCACACAATTGATAAACTCTTCAATGTCTGCAGAGTTAAGCTTTCGAACATCTAAATCCCGATACCCTTTACGCCCTTCTTTTGAAGCAGCAGCATACCGCCGCATGGACTCATTTGCATCCCGACCTGTTTTTGGTTTAATCCAAAATACAGTTGGGTTATCATGGTTGTCTCTTTCAATTTCAGGGACGTAAGGGATGGGTTCTTTTGATACGCCTTTAATTGCCATTTTATTTCTCCTTTTTTAGTTGTCCTTTGATAAGGTACCTTTTATGTACTTGAGTTAAGTGTTAGGTTATGCTGGCAGACGAGTGAGCAGGTCTTTATCGTATCCGAAACGGAGCTCAACTGAATTGATGTAGCCCTCAGTTTCGGTGTCCAGAGGAACATAGCCCTGAGGTACAGTTGCGTATTGCCTTACTCCTTCAAAAGAAGCATTAACCATGTGCTCATTCTCACCTTCCATGTCATATTCGCTTACACGAGCATTAACCATAATACTCATGAAGTTCTTGGGATTAGTTGTACCTGTCTTAAACTTATTGACAGTGTTAGTGCCATCATCCAACAGATAGTCATCACCGTTAAACTGAGCTCCAGATTGGCCCCAGTAAAATACAACCTTACGAGGTTCACCTTCCAGGAAGCGGTTGATAAAGTAATTCTTACCAGCTCCACCTCCCTGACTCCAGGGAATAGTCATTGAACCAGATACAAGAATCCGACTCATAATTGCCGATACAGCTGTGGGATCGTTAAAGTAGCTGAACTCAACATTATTCTCTAGATTAATGTCGAAAGATGGAGTAAAGATCTCCACCCATTCTTCATTTACTGGGTCCCACATTGCAGCTGCCATGTCTTGATACTTCAGAGGAAGGACCCCCCTTACAAAGTCGACATTATCATTTAAAGCTGAGAGATCCTTCTGCTCCCAACTAGCTGCCCGGAGAGTAGCTTCAAGAGAGAAGATCTGACCAACTTCACCAGAGAAGTTCAAATTGCTGCAAACTCCCCCCTTCATGATCTGATCAACAACATCATCTGCCCCCTGGCGTTGAAGCAACCTTACCAATTGGATAAAGCTAATTGGATCAGCCGTGTCATAAGGACGGCAGGTTAAGATATTTAAGTCCGTATCCGTAGATTCGGCTTCTTCGGCTCCAGCCTGGAAGAATGATAGCCCAAAAAGGCTAGCATGATAGGCATCGGCCAGCATGGGTAGAGTAACTTCGGGAGGATCAGCTGTTTGAGCAGTGTTCCTTTCCGGGAGGTCAACCTGTGCAATACCTCTTGCCTGGTCATCTTCTACAGTGGAAGCAGGGGCAGGCAGGTTCGGGTGATCGGTCAGGGGCAAGCCAAATAGGCCCTTATCGGTACCATCGCCTTGAACTCCAATTCCATCCACAGGGAAAGTTGGGTCAAGGGCTACATGATCTCTAAGGCCCTCTTCGGCTCCTAAGTTCATTTGCTGGATACCGTAAAGGTCTTGCCACCGGGTTCTAGTCGTAGTAGGCATATTTTTTCTCCTTTATGTTTTGAAGACCTCGAGTGCCTTAAATAGTACTACTTTCAAAGTCAATTAGTGTTATTTTTTTACAGTTTCTGCTGGTTTTCCGAATAAAAAGTAAATGATAGGAACTAAAACAGGGGCCCAAGGGGCTGATAGTTCTAGTAACTGTAGAATAAAGACTTGCCAACCCATATAAGTTTCTGATGGCTGATGTCCTGTAACGGGAGGAGGCTCTAGCTCCAAAGGCCTCTCTGCCCCCTTTTCACGGGGTTCATGTTGAGGAGCTTGTTCAACCATTTCCTCACTTATCTTTGAATGTTGAGATACATTCAAAGTAAAAAACATTGTAACACTTACTGCTAATGATACAATCAATATGGTATAAAACCATTTTGGAGGTTTTTTTACTACGGTTATTTGGGGCATAATCAGCCTCTTCTTTTTCTCCTTGGCGGTCTACGCTTTGGAATTGAGGAGGAATCAGTTTCTTCTTCGGTTTCTTCTTCGGTTTCTTCTTCCTTAGGCTCAGGTTCAATAGCCCTAACCTCTTCTTTTACTTCTTTATATATCCCTGGTTTAAGCCAAGAAATTTCTTCAACTGAAGCTTCTATAGCTTTACCTTGTTTCAAGGCTTGCACTTTCTCACGGTCAAATACTCCTGCTCCAGCTATTTTTGCAAAGCCTCTTCCTCTTATTAATTTAATCCGTGGCATAATGTCTAAGGTTAGTTATAGTTTAATTAATTTTAGTACTATTGGTGATAAACTTCAACGGTTAATTACGCTGTTGCGGTTAGGGGGAGTTGATCTTTATAAGTTTGCACAGTAAACATCAAAGAACTCCCATAAAGAAGACCACTGGGACTTACTAATTGACCAAAATCTATGCCTCGATACTGATAGTCAATAGCTTTACCTCCAAAATCACAATTGGCAAAAAGGATCTCCTTTACTTTATCAATTATCCCCATATTATTATCTAAAGCAAGAGGGGAATTATGGGCTCTTGAAAGGACATTGACATGAAACAATAGGTCATAAGTATCAATACCTGTAAACCTTCGAGAGTATACTGCATCTTCTAGAGAAAGAAAAACGACGGGGTAATTTGTCTGGGGAGTAAGAGTTAAATCCTTAAAAGAAGCAACTTCGGGCAATAACTCAACTGCATAAGCCTTATAAGTATTATAAATAGTGTCAGTAATCGTCTTTGAATCAGCAAACCCTCTTTGAACAAGGCTATGATTCATCAAATTACGGACTAAAGGTTCTCGGGAAATAAAATCAATATCTAAGGTAGCATATTGTAGAAACCCTTCTCTCCAAGGCATAGGTCTCTGTGAGTAAGAGATATTCGAAAATGCAGTTTCAAAAGTGGTCTCTTCTCCTTGTTTATTAATAATGAAAGAGTCCCCCTTATGAGGGTTAAAAAGGTCTTGGATATTATCTAGAATACCCATAGCCTGCCGAATTGCAGAACGGGATTTATCTTTATGAGCATATGCAAAAATCCTTACTCTCCGAACATTATTGATAAGCCCATTATATATCCCCCCATTTCTTTCCGAGACAGGAATAGTTGATACATAAGGAAAGCGGGTAGGATTACGGGGAGCACCTTTATAGTTTCCGGCTAAAGACCGGAAGTCAGGGCTAGAGCTAAATTCCCGGCTAAACATTAGCTGGATATTATCTAGCAACTCCTTAAATGAAGTTGGAGCATTCGCTGACATAATAAAAGTGCTTTAAATAGCACCCATTAAAAGTAGTGATTAGGATTATCGGGCTCATTGTCGCCCCAATCTAATCCTAAAGGTGTAGTGTCATATCTCCTTGGTGTAGCCCTTAAATGGGCACGTCCAAATCGGATCTGACTTAAGTGTTGATTTAATTCATTTTCGTAATCTGACATAGTACCAGACGATTCTGGCATATCACTAGTAAAAACTTTGTTTAAAAAATTAATTGCAGCTTTAAGACTAAAGAGCTGAATTACTCCAGGGTGGTACCTATAGATAGAGAAACCAAAAAAGGCACCGGGCTGCATTTCCCCTTGAAATGCTTCTTCTTTAATCTTAAAGCCTCCTATGCTTAAAAGATCAATTTCCTGTTTATAGTCAAACTGCCCCATTCTGCCATACTCATCCGATACAACATTCATCTTAAGATCATTATCAGGTTGTATTATTTCAATATATATAAATTGAGTACGGGCATCTGGTAACAGCTCAATATGCGACTTTAAAATCTCCCCAGTGTTTTGATAGTCTTCGGTTAGGGGTTCAGGGTTTGAACACCAAGCTAGAACTTTTGAGGAGGGTATATCATAATAGGGATCTAAGAGAGAGAGTATTTCGCCCTCCGAATCATGAATCACATTGTTGAGACGCGACAGCGGGTGAGTTAAAATACCCGCTGTCATGTCCCCTCTTTGCTTAAGCAACTGAGGAACTTTTAGGATTAAGTTAGATATTGTGGAGACTCTTTCCATAAAGTCCTATTACTTCTTAGATTTTTTACCTTTTTTCTTTTTTGATTTATCTTCAGGAGATTCAACTTCCTCCTCTACAACCTCAAAGTCTTCGATGACTTTTTTAAGGCCCTCAATTTCATTCTGTACTTCTAAGAACCTTTTTTCCAACTCCTCAATATGGACGGTAAGGTCTTTCACTTTAGCTTCAAGTCTATTAACCTTATCACCATTAGAAACAGAACCTCGGTTAACAGGAGCGGGTTTTTGATGTCCAAAATCTGCCATTTTTCTCTTATTTTGAGTTATTAATATCCCAAAGACAACCCCCCGATCAGGGGGATTATCTTAAGGGAGTAGCATGATTGCCACTTATGCAGTATTACGAACAATGTGGCGATAGTCGGAATGTCCAACACCTCCGTGATAGGAGAAGCGGAACCGAGCAACGATTTGGTTAGTGAACGCCAGTTCAGAATTAGCTCCCTGAGAAGCAGTAGCAGGCGGATAAACGGTCAGCCATTTCATCTGATCTCTTGGTTCACCCAAATACCAAGTAGTGTTGTCACCCAGATAAGTGGTATCGATTACTTGGAAATTACCCAGAGCCCGGATGGGGTTCAGGGTCGGATTCATTGACGGCTCAGCACTAGAGGTAGCATCACCACCGCTAAACATATAAGTGGTAGTGTTCATGATGTTGTAAGCCGTTACTGCAAGAGCACGGGGCACAAGCAGAATAGATGGTGTGATGTTAATCTTGTTTCCACCCTCATCAACCATATCAGCAAACAACCTCATTGCATTATCGATGTTCTGATAAGTAGCAAGAGCATTGTTAGCAGCAAGATTATCATTAACTACCCCATCAATGGTGCTGTGGTCATCGGAGTACATAGCAGCCTGGTTGAGTGCCGTGCCCTTATAGATAGCCCCCTGGAAGGTGGTTTCGTTAAAGGCAGTACGTGGCAGACATTCAAGAGTTTGGATAATCATCCGAGCCTTATGTTGACCAGCGGCTCTACCGATGTTACGAGCACGATTCATTACTTCATTGGTGTGATCTTCATAGATCGTCTCCCGGGTGACGGAGATCATACGACCGAAGTCAGCCATGATCACTTCCCAGAATTTCTCACCAAATGCCGTCTCTTCGTAAGCCATTGCTTCTGGCCTCATTTGCGGCTCATTGTCCATTGCTTCAAAGCCACCGATTTTTTCCCTTGTAGTAAGGCGAGCTTTTGACTCACTTACTAAGGTTTCATAGGCAGCTACCTGGGCTTCGTATTCTTTGATGATATCCTTGTGCAGGATAGTCGATGCAAAGGTTGGGAAAGCTGAGGTGTTCAGTGCCTCTGCAACTTGAGTTACATCTGCTGACAGGGGCACATCTACGAGTTCTTCAAACATCTGACGGAAGCTGAAATCTTTTGTTGAGATTTTACCTTCGTCGATGAGAGCACCGATCCGGTTGGCTGCTTGATCATATGCTTCTCTGATATTACCGCCAGCCTGATCCTCGTGCTGTTTTACGAGTTGTTTAAGGATTCCGTTCTTCACAATATTTCTCCTTGTTTTATTTATTGGTTATTAGTTAATCAAGCTGGAGATCAGGTTCCACCAGCAGCAACGCCTGCCGGGAAGAGACCGCCAAGTTTGGTGACATCCACCATAATCTTGACCTCAGTAGCATCAGCCCCGGTATCAGCTTCCCATACCCAGCCAATAGCTTCTTGGTTACCTGCAGTAGCTTTTTCTACCCGATCCTCACCGTGTTCAAAAGATACTGCTTCTCCAAAACTATATTGAGCAGAAGCTGCAGGTACAACAACTACACATTGAGCATAAACCAAGAGGCTCTGAGGCCCCTTAGCGTCATCAGATTGCATAGCAGATACACCAACGAAAGTATTCCATTGGTTGCTATTTGTCATTTTCGTAACCCCTTCGCTGCTCTTACGGAGGAAGTGGCCTTTTTTAATGGCCTCAGCAGCAGTGGTTTTCGGAAGAGTAAGCCGACCGTAGACGGCATCTCCCATCTGTCGGATTGATTTTGCTTTAAGTTCAGGCATGTTATTATCCTATTAGAGTTTTAGTGTTTTGAGTTAAGACTTAATGCCTTGGACTATGGCGTCGTCAGTCAGCTCAGAGCTAGTCCCGCCACCATTTTCCTCACTTTCCTGAGTTTGGCGTTGGCCATTGCCAGTTACTTCTCCCGAAGCACTAGCAATTAGAACCTTACGGTCCTTGATTCTTTCAATGATATCCTCTTCCTTCTCAAATTTCTCAAGGTCCTTTTTGAAGGTTTCAGTTACTGCTTCTTCGGGAAGCTCTTGCTCTTTAATGAGCTCAGCAATCCGAGAACGGCGTTGTGTGATAGTCTCCTTCACCTGGTACTCATCAACTTTGGTTTGGAGAGCATCTTTCTCAGACTCAAGGGTTTTAACCTGGCCTTCGAGATCAGATACTTTTTGCTTGAGATCCTTCGTCTCTTTCTCAGCATTAAACCCTGCTTGGATCTCCTTAGTAATCTCCTCTCGAAGACTATTAAGGATGTCCGGGTGCTCAGTCTTCAGAGACTCCAGTGTGACTTTATTGGTTTCCATAGCGGACTCCTTATTGTTTGTTTCAGGTTTGCTTTTACTACTTTTAGTTTTAGGTTCTTGACCTTCTTTTGTATTCTGCTCTGTTAATCCACCCAATTCGATTTTATTCGAATAACTAGAAATGAGCTCTTTATTTTGCTCAATATAAGACTCCATGATTTGAAGAGCTTCCTGGGCCAGGGCAGTGACTACTTCCCCACCAGCAGAGGCATAAGACACAAAATCGACAGAGTTCAAGAAAGTAAGCTCCTGAACAATCCACCTATCTTTGGTCCTTTTTTCTTCTTCATCCTCAGGCTCATCAACTTCTTTAACTTTAGCTCTTGCATCAATAGAGGCTCCCACCTCTTTCGGATGACGTTCAGCAAAATCAAATATCCAATCCGTCATCGGATTGCCAGTAGATTCTACAATAGCATAGCTAGCCCCATCCCTAGCATAAGCTTCTACTATAACAGCAGCAAACTCCTTAAGTTTCCGGCTAGGAGAAGAGAAGAACATATCTTGATGGTCGATATACATTTTTCGACGACCTTGGCTATTGATCAGAGAAGCAACCGATTCTGCTACTTCTTTTGAATAATAATAACCATTTTTCGACCACCCTTCAGCGATGAGTTTAACCTCCATTCGCTTTACTTTCTTATCTTTTTTCTCCTTCTTGTCTTTGCCCTTATAATCGTCTTTATCCTCTAACATACGGATAGCACCAGGACCAGAATTATAGGATAGCTGTTCCTCCCGAACACCATTAGAAGGGGAAGAATTCGAAGACTCTAAAAGTCGAATAAAGCCCTCGAATGCTTGTTTGATTTCCTTTGGATCCATATTTTTTTGGGTTTTAGGGTTATTATGAAATTAAGTAACTAAAAGAACTCTTTCAAGGACTTAGAAAATAAAACTTTAATGATCCCACATTATTTTACATCAACAAAAATTTCCCGCATTTTATGAGTTTTCTCCTTCTCCCGAGCATCGTTAACTGAGGTCCCCAAGATTTTTATCTCTATAGTCCCATAATATTTGCCGCTATTGAACTGCTCAAGGAGGAATAAGATATTCATCCACATAGGGCAGCCCTGGCCAAATTTATTCACATCAAAGGATTTATAGAGAGCTTGTTCGACCTTCTTCTTTATTTCCTTCTTCTGTTCTTCAGTATATTCAAGGAGATGAGGGTTTTTCATGTCAACTCTTTTTTTTCTTCCGGTTATGCCCCCCTTTTTCTTTGTGGACTTTGTTGTGCTGTGCGGGGGTCATCTTCTGGAAATTAGACTTTTTGTTGTTGTTCTTGTTCTTATCCTTATGGTGAACAACTTCACCGGGCTTTGCTTTTGTCACCCTTCTGCGATAAGATTTCGAACGGCCCTTCTTCCATCGACCATTAGAGTCTCCAAAGCGCTGCATAGATTTATCTAGCTCAGTAATATCAACTTGTCCATCAAACCTACCGTCATCTGGGTTTCCAAAACTCATGAGATATCCTCCTCAAAATTATCAAGGAGAGCCTCCACTATCCACTCTTTAGTGGTACTATCTTCAACATTTAAGCAAATAGGTTGAGCCTCTCCCTCGAGTCGAATAATGACTAACACTTGTTCAATTATGTCACTAACAGACTCGGGTTCATCTTTAATTATCCCTTGTATCGGTTGTAGTGGCTTTTCTTTGTTTGACATAATATCTCCTATTTCTTTTTTTCCTTATTTTTTGGAGATTGTTTCTCTCTGTCCTTCGAGCCTTTTCTGTCTAAGCCATCTGAACCGGGGGCGCCACGAGGTTCGCCCTGACCTGGGTTCTCTTGGTCAGAGTCACCGCCTCGTTCCCCCTGCTCCCCCGGCTCTACGGGCTCTACGGGCTCTTGAGGTTTTAAAGCCTCTTTTTCAATCATCAAATTATGAAGCTCCTGTTTCCAATTATACCCTGCTTTAGCAGCCAAAGTAGCCAAACTAGCAATTCCCATATCTTTATGGATTTTAAACACTTTAGCTTGAGCTTCTAGGTCTTCCCTCAGGATTTCAGGGAACTCAATACCAAGGGGAACCTCAATAGTCTTAATCTTTTTTTTCTTTGGCTTATCTTGAGTAATCTTCTCAACTTCTTCCTTGATTTCCTGAAGAGGTTTGCCTTCAATATAAGCCTCATTGACTAAATGGAAAACTTTTCTAAGGCTTTCTTGTGAATAGTCATAGATTTTAGTGTATTGAGGAAGTTCTCCCGCTCTTACTTTCTGATCAACAACTTCTCTATACAGCTTTTCAAAAGCTTCCCCCAACACCATTTGACGGCCCCGGATAAATTGGCTAAAGGGAGTATCTGCTTTTCTAATA